GCGGGTACGGCTATTGCTGGAGGCCGAGCATTAGGCGGTCAGGTTCGTGGTGGAGAGTCCTATCTTGTTGGTGAGCGTGGCCCTGAGTTGTTAACAATGGGTACGTCAGGCCGTATAGCTACTAATGAAAACCTAAAAAATGCCGTTAATGGCGATAATTCAAATTCATCTAACGTCATCAACGTAAACTTTTCTGTACAGGCTAATGATACGGCGGGATTTGATCGTCTACTGCAATCTCGCAGAGGTCAGATAGTCGGCATGATTAACCAAGCAGTGAACAATAGAGGAAGGTCTTCAATCGTATGAGTGGAACATATCCTGCCTCACCCGTTTTCGCGTCAGTAGGCTTTAAAAGCGTCTATTACAACCTATCGAGCCAGAGCTTATCTGGTCGTACTCAGGTGCGGAATATCGGTGGTCAGCGCTTTGAGTTTTCGGCTAACTATTCAAGGTTGTCTCGATCTGAATTTGCCCCGGTTCTAGCTTTTGTTATGAGTCAAAGGGGCATGGCAGAAACCTTTAGTATTGTTCTGCCAGAGATTAGCAGTAAGACAGGTAATGCTTCAGGCACTATTCGGGCCTCAAGTCTGACAGCAGTAGGCGCAACTGCGGTTCCTGTTGACGGAATATCAGGTGTTTTAAAGACAGGCGATATGGTCAAGTTTGCTAACCATGCAAAGGTCTACATGATTACGGCAGATCGTAGCGGTAATGGCAGCTTATCTATTGAACCTGCATTGCAAGCTGCTGTAGCAAATAATGAAGCTCTTACCTACGACAACGTGCCGTTTCTAGCGAGACTAAACAACGACATACAAGAATACGCTCTTGCATCTGCATCATTAGTTGATTATGACGTTGACTTTATTGAGGCTGTTTAATGACTAGAATAATTAATTCGGCCACCCTATCAGCTTTAGAGTCAGACAACTTTAATATTGCTACGCTTGTACAAATTAACTTTTCGTCTGTTATACGGATTACCGATTGGGGTCGAAGCGTAACCGCCCTATCCAATACTTGGGCATCTAGCGCAAACTTTATTGGTGTTGGTGATGTTACTGAAAGTCAGGAACTGCGTGTAAATGATCTGTCGCTTACATTATCAGGTGTTGACCAGACCTATGTTGCCATCTTTCTGTCGAACAATTATATAGACGTACCTATTAATATTTATCGCGCAATCTTAAACGATTCTGATGCGGTGATTGGCGCGCCTATCTTAATATTTGACGGCATTATGACGGGATATGCTATTGAAGACACTGAAAACGAAAGCAAAGTGACAGTAGATATGGCCTCTCACTGGAAAGACTTTGAGAAAGAAAACGGACGGCGTACTAATCATAATAGCCAGCAACTGTATTTTGCAGGTGATAAAGGTTTTGAGTTTGCCCCTAAATCCATTAAAGACTTAAAATGGGGCCGTAAATAATGGCTATTAGTTTATTAACCGCAATTATTATTGCCGTAGTTGCCTCTACAACCCTTTCTTATGTAATGACTCAGAAGGCTCAGAAGAAGGCCAAAAAAGCCGCCGATGATATGGCGGGTCTTTTGATCAACAAAGAGTCTAATGTTGAACCTTTGCGTGTTATCTATGGAGTCCGTAGAGTAGGTGGGGTACGGGTATTTGTGTCTACGCGAGATTCAAATGGTGGCGATCCAAACGAATTTCTATATATTTGCTTGGTCTTGTGCGAGGGCGAAGTCCATTCTATTACTGACATCCATCTCGACGATATACCGATTACCGACTCAAAATACAGCGGTTTAGTCACTACAAGTGTACATACTGGTGCAGACAATCAAGCCTATGACAGTTTACTAACACAAGCCAATGCAGGGTGGACTTCTGCCCATCGGTTAAGAGGCGTGGCTTATGTAGCCGTTAAATTGAAGTGGGATGCCGATGTATTTTCTGGTGTGCCTGAGATTACCGCGCTAGTAAGTGGCCGAAAAGTATATGATCCACGCAAAGATAGTACCTCTAGCGGATATGATTCTAGCCTTGGTGTATCAAACCAGCGCTTTGCTACGCCTTCAACGTGGACGTTTTCGCTTAACGCCTCGCTTTGCATAAGAGATTACCTGTCTAATGCTAGATTTGGTAAAGGATTGTCTGGCAATAAACTAGATGATGTGGCATTTGGTTCTTCTGCAACTTTTTGCGACTCCACTGTGCAATTCTATAGTGGTGGCGCTTACGGCAAAATATTTGATATTAATGCTGTTTTGCAGACCGATGATACTTTGTTTGAGAATGTTCAGATAATGCTAATGGGTTGTCGCGGATTCTTGCCCTACAACCAAGGTGTTTATAGCCTCAGAATTGACAGAGCTTCTAGTAGCGTTTACGCCTTTACAGTTGATAATATCATCGGTGGAATATCAATATCTGGCGAATCTAAGGAAAACAAGTTTAACCGGGTCAATGTGAAGTTTGTTAACCCTACCCTTGATTATCAGCCTGACACTGCAACATGGCCTGACGCTGGTTCAAGCGAAGAAACAGCTTTCCTTGCGGAAGATAATGGCACGTTGTTAGTCAGTGACATGGATTTGCCAACGTGTACCAATTTCTATGTTGCAAGAGACTTAGCAAGAGTCATATTACGCAGATCAAGAAATGCTTTGCGCTGCTCAATACATACTACAAGCGAAGGGCTACAGTTATCCGTAGGTGATGTTGTCACTGTAAATCATCCTACACCTGCATGGGGTGATAAACCCTTTCAGGTTGAAGAGATTACATTAAATTATGATGGAACATGCTCTTTAGCTTTGCTTGAGTATGATCAATCTATCTATACATACGATACGTCAGCAGAAGAGAAGACGTATCCTGACACTAATCTACCTAATCCGTTTGCCGTAGGCACTCCAGGTTCATTATCGACTTCTGCGGCTACTAGCGTGGCTTTAGATGGTACGATTATCCCTCAAATTAATATGTCTTGGGCAGCAAGTACAGATTCGTTTGTTACGCAATATGATGTGCAATACAGCACTGATAACTCGACTTTCACCTCAGTTATAACCGATGGCCTTACCTTTGTAATAACACCTGTAGTACCGGGTGCAACCTACTATACAAGAGTAAGGTCTATCAATGCTTTAGGCGTTAAGAGTGCTTTTGTCACATCGAATCAAGGCTCTACAGGCGATACTACTGCCCCGGCAATTCCTACGTCACTTTCAGCGACTGCTGGCTATAAATCCATAAGCCTTAAATGGACTAATCCTTCTGACAAAGACTTTTCTAATGTCGAGGTGTATCGGGCAACTTCTTCAGGCGGGACTTATGTGGAAGTGGCGACTGTCGGTGGCGGGTATAGTGCAGCAACTGAGTTTTTAAATGGTGGACTTGCTGATGCAACCGCATTTTATTATAAGTTCAAAGCAGTCGATTACAGTGCCAACAAGTCAGCTTTTAGCGGCATAGTTAACGCAACAACTAATGCGGCAGCTATTAATGGGACTAATGGCACTAATGGCAATAATGGAAGTAACGGCACTGACGGCTCAAACGGCTCAAACGGCTCAAATGGTGCGGCTGGTACAAGAAGCACCGCTGGGTATTTATATTATTCTTTGTCTGCTGGTTCTGCACCATCAACGCCTAGCGCTTCATCATACAACTTTAGTAACGGTGCATTTAGCGGATTAACGTCTAACTGGTCAAAGACTCCACCAAACGTAACTGGTGGCGATGCTCATTATTGGGCAGTCAGTTACCTAATTACCGAAGCAACATTAAACGGTTCGCAAACACTTACGTTTTCATCACCATTTTCATCTGTACAATTTGATGGCCTAGTCACGTTTTCTAATCTTAATAGTGAGCTTGCAGATGCGTCAGGCGAAATTACGACTATAAATGGCGGTCTAGTTAAAACGGGTACATTAAATGTAGCGTTGGTGAATATATCAGGTACTACGCAAAGCGGATTTAATATGCAATCTGCTGCTAGCGGTTCACGAATAAAAATACTGCACGATAAGATAGAGATATATGACGGCAGTTTATCCGCACCTAGAATCAAACTTGGGAACCTTTCCTAATGTCTTATGGCTTAGAGGTATTTAACGCTTCAGGCACAAAGATTATTAGTTATACAGATCGTTTAATCCGATTTGTAGCTACCGGGACGGTAACGGGTAACTCTAGTAACTATGCAGATGTCACAATTGCAGGTATGGCAAACAATGATACTTGGACGGTAGCCCTTGGCGATATACCGTTTATCTTTCAGTACAACGCAACCCCGAATGTGTCATACGCAAAGCAAACGAATAACTTACGTTTGTATGTAGGGTCAGGAAAAACTGTAGATTACTATGTTTTTAGGACTTAAAGATGGCTTATGGATTGCAAGTATTAAATCAAGATGGGCGCGTCCAAATTGATAGCACAGAAATTGCGCCAAATACCTTTATTTCAAACGTAACTACCACTGCATATTCTGCGATGACGTACCCGCCTAGCAACTTTGCAACTGGTGATTTAGTCCTAGCGAGGGCCGCTAACAGCCCGTTATCTGGCGCTACTTATATCGGTATAGGTCAGCCAATTAATAATCAAGAAGTATTCTATGGGTCAAAGTATGCCCAAGACGCTGGATTTAGCTATTTGTATGCAAATACGGCGGGTATCGTTACGGCGCTACTTAAAACGCAAGCAGGTAACATATCAGCGCCTGGTTCTGGCGAGATGGGATTGGACGTATACAGCACCAATGGAAGCACCATATTGTTTTCGGCTACAAGGTCTACTAGCGTAAGAATATTAGCGCAAGGAAATCTTACTAGCGGCCAGACATTTACATATACCCCGCCATCTTCTCTAGCGTTTACAAAGATATATGCAGTCGTTAACAGCACAATGTTTGCTGCAATACCTCAAGCGTTTGTATTCCCTAGTTGGTCGCTAGCATTAGGTTATTCATTTTATGCTGCTGCTTCAGCACCATACATCCTAGTAACCAATAAAACATTTATGGGTGGGTCAGAAGTTTCATCGTCTGCAATGCTTCCATACATGATTGTCTATGACACAAATTAGGAGAGCTAGATGTTTCAGTACGCACTAATTGCAGCCAATGGTGAGGTGCAGCACGTTGTTTCTTCAGGCTCTGATTCCGACTATGTTGAGGGTCAAATTTATAATGAATTAACTGCGGTTCAGGTTTCTCACGATGCCGATGCTCAAAACCTAATACAAACTAAATATTATATTAATAATGCATGGCATTCCCGGTCTTATCGAACTACAGAGTGGGAAGATTGGATTGATAATGCGTGGGTATTTAACGCTGGCAGGTTTTCAGCTTATATTAGGCTTGAGCGAAATAATAAAATATCTATAACAGATTGGACGCAATCCGCAGACAGCCCCTTAACGGACGCTAAGAAATCTGAATGGGTAAGTTATAGGCAATTACTAAGAGATATTCCCGCAACGTATTCTGACGCTACATCACTTGAAGACATTACTTGGCCTACGCAGCCGGAGAACTAAATGACTGATATATACACTCTTGTTAAAAAAGATACTGCACCGCAGATACAAGCCTACCTAACAAGAGAAAATGATGGTTCTGCCATTAGCTTTCTTAACGGTACATGCAAGTTAAAGTTCCGCAAAAAAGACACAACAAATATATTGTTTGAGCTAGTTGCTTTAAACGAAGGTAGTAATTATGCCGATGGGGTTGCTATATTTACATTTTCTGGCACTCAACTCCACCACAATGAAGGATACTATGAGGGCGAGATTGAAATTACTCAACAAAGCGGCAAGGTAGAAACTGTCTATGAGATATTAGAGTTTTATCTCAGGAATGATTTCTAATGAATGCAAAGATTGTATTTAAGAAAGCTGTTGCCAAGATAGTCTATTGGAAAGCGGTTGCAAGAATAGTAATTGGTGACTTTCTTATCTATCAGATAGTGACTGATGCTTTCTCTACTGCTGATGTAACCATTAAATCAATATTTAAGAACTTATTTGATACGCCAGTATTAACTGACCAGCAAAGTAAATCAGTTAGTAAGCCATTTAGTGATCTATCTAACGTAACAGATGCCCATATACTAGCAGCAATTAAAGTTTTATCTGATAACTCAGCAATTACAGACGTTGATGTATTAGCGTTAAGTAAGATATTGGCTGACGATACTGCTATATCAGACGCTCAAGTTATGGCGTTTGCAAAACTCGCTACCGAGACAACAGTATCAAGCGATCAAGCTGTATTAGCGTATGCCAAAACATTAGCCGACAGTTATGTTACTACCGATAATGCAACTAAGGCATTCGGCACTGGGTTTAGTAATAGCTCGATAGTAGCCGATTCCGCTTTTTTAACTCCGGGTAAAGTATTTAATAACACCTCATCAACAAGTGACGCAGCGCTGCTAAATATTGGCAGTGTACACAATGACGTTTCAGCTTTTTCTGACACCCTATTTAGAAACTTTCATAAGTTCATTAACGAAGATACTGGGGTAACTGATGACTTAGATGGCGAGGCAACTATTGAAGATGATCAAGATATTACCTTTGTAAAGGTTCGATCTGATTTAGCTACATTTTCTGATTCTCTTGTCATGCTTAGAACCACAATTCTTGGTGATAGTTCTGCTGTAACTGACGCAGGGTCTATTAAAAATCAAGGATATTGTTCCTTTGATTATTTTGCAGAGGATTATGTAGGAGATGCTAGGACTTTCTAACCCTTAACCTGTTCACAAGCCGCCAATAAAGGTGGTTCTTTTTGGAGATACATAAATGATTAACGATAACTTAAAACTACGCGGTGATGTTGCAATTGTACTAAAAGACAAAAATGGCAATGTTAAAGAAAGCCGTGAAATTAACAATCTTGTTGTTACTGCTGGACTGACTTATATCTGCTCAAGAATGTCAGCAGCATCAGCCGCCGTAATGTCTCACATGGCTGTTGGCTCAAGCACTACAGCAGCAGCCGCTGGACAGACTGACTTAGTGTCTATCTTAGGGTCAAGAGAAGCGTTAGACAGCGCTACCGCATCAGCCAATACCATTGCTTACGTTTCTAGCTTTGAAGCTGGCGAAGGCACTGGAGCGGTTACTGAAGCAGGTATATTTAACGCAGCTTCAAGCGGAACTATGCTTTGTCGTACTGTGTTTGCAGTAGTCAATAAAGGTGCTGATGACACGATGTCAATCACTTGGACTATTACTTTAACAGCATCGTAAAGCAAAGAAATTTCGTAGCCCCTTAATTGGGGCTTTTTTATACCCGTTTTTTGGAGATACATAGATGGCAACTATTGTTACCCGTTCTGGGAAAGGTAGCCCGTTAACTAATACAGAGGTTGATGCTAACTTTTCCAATCTCAATGCCGATAAAGCCGAATTAGATGGTGCAGCATTTACCGGAGCAATAACGACTAACAGCACTATTGATGGTCGTGATGTGGCTGCTGACGGCGTTACAGCAGATGCCGCTTTACCAAAAGCTGGTGGAGCAATGACCGGGGCAATCACGACTAACTCTACTTTTGACGGTGTAGATGTTGGAGCGCGAGATGCAGTATTAACAAGCACAACAACAACTGCAAATGCCGCTTTACCGAAAGCGGGAGGAGCAGTAACTGGAGCCATCACAACCAATTCTACATTTGACGGCGTAGACGTAGGTGCGCGGGACAGCGTTCTTTCTAGCACGACAACCGCCGCCAATGCAGCGCTCCCTAAAGCTGGCGGCGCGATGACCGGAGCCATAACCACTAACTCTACATTTGATGGCCGTGATGTTGCGGCTGATGGTGTAACTGCTGATGCCGCCCTGCCTAAAGCGGGTGGAGCAATGACCGGAGCCATTACGACTAATAGCACGTTTGATGGCGTAGACGTAGGTACGCGAGATGCAGTTTTAACGAGTACAACTACAACAGCTAATGCTGCCCTGCCGAAATCCGGCGGCACAATGACTGGTGCGTTAATCGTTAATGAAACGTCAGCCGTTACAATGTCTAAAGGGACAACGGGTCAACGTCCTAGTGGCGTAAGCGGAATGTTCAGGTACAACACGACTGAAGATAAGTTTGAAGGCTACTCCACAGAATGGGGAGAAATCGGAGGTGGAGCGGCAGACCTTCGCGTAAATAGCTTCACCGGAAATGGCTCAACAACTGCCTATACACTAAGCAGCAGTCCTGATTTATCAAACACGCTTGCTTATATAGATGGCGTGTACCAGGTAAAAGCGGCTTACTCAATGTCAGGCCAAACGCTTACTTTTAGTGCTGCGCCCGACAACGGCAGCTTGATAGAAATTACTGCCGCGACAGTTGCACCTGTCCAAGAATCAACTGACTTTTTGCTTAACCAATTTTCGGGCAATGGGTCAACAACCGCCTTTAGTTTAAGCGCAGCACCGACCACTGAAAATCAATGCTCTGTTTTTATATCTGGAGTTTACCAATCCAAGTCAAATTTCAGTGTTAGCGGTAGCACATTGACCTTTTCAACTGCCCCTCCAAGCGGTTCAGCCATAGAAGTGATGGCGGCTAGGACAGTCGTATTCTCAGCAGGTACTCCAGATGATGGAACTGTTACAACCGCAAAAATTGCGAATGGTGCTGTCACTGCTGTAAAACTTGCAGACGATGCTGTAACAACCGATAAGCTAGCAAATAACGTAGTGATAAACACCAGTGGGGCTATTACCGGAGCAGCCGGAAGTTTCACCACGCTGTCTGCTTCTGGCACTGTGACTGCAACAAGCGCAAGCGGCACAGCCGTAATTGCCCTTGACGATTCACGAAGCAACGTAGGTGATACAACTAGTCTTGATTTCAGGCACAACGGGATTACTGGGTCTTTGGTTAAATCTTCTGCTGTTGAAGACTTTAGTGTTTCTGCAAATAGAAGCTCAGACCTACAGTTTTGGACAAGAAATAACGGTTCACAAATTCAAGCGATAACCATAAATTCAACAGGGAACGTGGGTTTTGGCGTATCTTCACCCGCTTACAAGATTGACGCGACAACCACAAGTGGCGGCAACGGCATAAAAATGGCGAGGGGTTCAGGCTCTTTCTTTGAACAATTTCAATCTACGTCGGGCGGTGTTTCTCTAGCTGCCAGTGGTTCAGGAGCATTTTTGGCTCTTCGAACAGGAACTTCTGCGGGAACTACTACAGAGCGAACTCGTGTTGATAAAGATGGGTATTTTATCGTCGGGGCATCAGCGCAAGGTTCTCTATCAGCAGCAACAATCTCGCAAGCTGGATACATTCAATGTCGAGTTGACGGTGCCCCTGCTGCATATTTTGATCGCCAGAGTTCTGACGGTTCGATAGTCGAGTTTCGGAAGGCTGGAAGTGCAGTCGGGTCAGTTTCTACTTTTAGCGGCAAGCTAACAATAAACTCTACTGGTAGTAATCTTTCATTTCAAGTAGGTGGCACCACCTACATCAACATGGATAGTTCGCGTTTATATCCGCAAACCGACAATAGCTATGACCTTGGTATTGCGTCTAATCGCTTTGACGACATTTTTGCCACCAACGGCACTATCCAAACCTCTGACCGCAACGAGAAGCAGGACATTGCAGAACTCTCTGACGCAGAGCAACGTGTCGCTGTAGCTTGTAAAGGCTTACTGCGTAAGTTCCGTTGGAAGGACTCAGTAGCTGAGAAGGGTGATGACGCTCGTACCCACTTTGGAATTATTGCACAGGACTTACAGGCTGCTTTTGTAGCTGAAGGCTTAGATGCAGGTGACTACGCAATGTTCATCAGCACTACTTGGACTGATGAAGAAACCAACGAAGAAAAGACTAGGATGGGTGTCCGCTACAGTGAGCTACTCGCCTTCATCATCTCAGCAATTTAGCTAGGGAAATAAAACAATGGCAATTACAAAAGTAAACAATGCTATGCAGGATGCTCTTGCAGCCGCACAGCCAACGATAACGAGCGTGGGTACGCTTACTTCATTAGCGGTAGATAACATTACGATAGACGGTAATGAAATTGACGTAAGTTCTGGAAACCTAACACTAGACGTTGCAGGATATATTGCACTAAATGCTGATAATGCCGGAACTGTAATATTTGAAGACGCTAGCCTTCAATACCTTGTGATAGAAAGTTCTAGTTCTGATGCTGTTATTAAATCAGGGGTACAGGATGGAGACATTGTATTTAAAGGCAATGATAACGGCAATACGGTGACAGCCCTCACCCTTGATATGAGCGACGGTGGCACAGCCTATTATGCTTCTCATGTTCGTTTAGCTGATGGCAAAACCGCCTCGTTCGGAGCAGGTAACGATATTGAAATAACAAGTGACGGAACAAACGGAACCATAGGTGCGCCTAACGGCAACTTGACACTAGACGTTTCAGGAAATATTACCCTTGATGCTGATGGTGGGGAAGTTAATGTTGCTGATGGCGGTTCAATAATAGGAAGATTTAGAAATGTTTCTAGCAATTTCAGAATTCAATCTTTAGTCCAAGATAAAGACATTCAATTTGTTGGAAATGATGGAAATACCGATATAACCGCGCTTGTTTTGGATATGTCAGAGTCAGGTGCTGCGATTTTCAATTCTACTGTTACAGCAGCAAAACTCGTTTCAACAAACGGTGTTCTTGAGCTAGATGATAACGGAAGTCACAACGGAGTTATAAATGTTCCGGCTGGCCTTTTTATCAATATTGATTCAAACGCAAGTTCTAGTAACGAAACCTTTCGCATTGCAAAAGATCGCACGGGGACTACTGGCGGTACGGAGTTATTTAGAATTGATGAGGCAGGACAAATTACAGGAACTTCATCTGTAAATGGCAATTATGGTTTACTAATAAAAAATACCAGTTCTACCAACCCGTATGGTTTACTAGTTGAGTTAGCGAACGGCACTAGCAACACGGTACAAGCGATCATAGTTGCTAAATCTGCTGGACAAAATAAATTTATTGTCTATACAAACGGCAATGTCCAGAATATTAACAATAGTTACACAGGAATTTCCGACCTTAAATTAAAAGAAAATATCATAGATGCTTCTAGTCAATGGGATGATATTAAAGCGTTAAAGAT